AACCGTAGAAACCAAAGCCCGGAAGGAACTTGTAATGCACAAAATACTGAATTTTCCGCTTTAATTCGTCATCCTCACGGTAATTTCGGCGAATTGACAGGATTTGTCCGTTGTCTTGGCTGATTGTGACCACATACGGCACCTTAATACCCGTCGGTTCACCGTCATCATCAACTTCTTCGTACCCCTCAAGGTCTAAATCAACGTGACACTCCAAAATAGTGCAGTCATAGTCAATCTGAGACGGCGAAACACCGTCAATTCGGTTGATTTCACTGTCCACATCATCCAACTCACCCTGCGCAGGGATAACGGGAATGTCTAAATAGAAGCCCGCAACCTGCTTTTTACGCAAATCGTTCAACGACATGCGAACAACCTGCGTTATGTTAGGACAAGTGTCCAAATCAGAGGTGTCATACGGCACAACTAAGTGCTCAGCAGGAATAAACTTGCTGACCGCACGGTTCATCGTCTCGTCAAAGTACACCTTCTTGAACGTACTACCCGCCAGAGGTAAATAAAACAGCATCTGATCCATGTCTGGCGTGTAATCTTCCATCACACTCGTGATGTAGTAGTTCATAAACTGTCTTACACGCTGAGACTGCTGCTGTTTTTCCGATGTCTCAGAACCTAAGACCGCAGTGCGCACTGGGCCCGACGCTGGCAACAACTCGTTGAACGCCTGCGCCTGAAACTGAGTAGCCGCTTCCGCCAACAACGGATGCGTAACACCGGAGGCTCCTCGAAACGGCTGTGACCGCTCCTCGTAGTTGAAACCAAGTAACTCCAAACCGTTGGCGTAAGCATCTTCCCAATCCTGTCTACTAGCCTTGTTAGCATCAAACTCCGCCAGTAACTCACCCGCAATGCGGCCAAGCTCCCGATCCGGCATCTCCTCCGCTAAGTTCGCATAAAAATCGTCGCTCTCACCGCGCTGATCTTCAGGCTCAAAATCTACGGTTACACCACCGTCATCTTCCGGAGATATCTCAATGTCCATGCCTTCCGCCATGCCCTCAAAAGCTACGACGTTGTCCATGCTGCCCGGAACTTCTATTTCCATCTCCGCAGCTAAATCATTTTCATCAAGCTGCGACGGAACATTCTTGTCCATCATACCAGCAATAGGTTCACGTGCCATGCGTTATCTCCTTCAGGACTAACTTACCATAGTCTTATACATATTCATAGTTCCGTGGTCCGCGGTCAACTAGTAGTAACCAAAGCCCCCTAAATCAAACGTCCCGTCCTCGTGCCGCGGAAAATAAACCGAGATCCCCGAATCAGGGTTACCAAAATTGGCAGGAGCGTTAGGCTGACCCGCGGCAGGCGTCTTCTGCTCCTCCGGAGTGCGGCCCATAATTACATCTAACTGGTTGAATATTTCGCGGTCCACGAGCCGCGCTGCTTGGTCCGGGGTCACATCCACACCAGCCTTAGTCAACAACATCGCACCAACCGCATTGTTACGACGATCCATCGCCGCATCCGCAGATGAAGCAAACGAAAAGAACTCATTGGCTGACCCCATTTTAAGCGCGGTCATCGGACCAAACTCTTTTGACATCAATAACGTGCCCAACGCATGTGCTCGAGCGTCCTCTAACTCACCATAAGTAGGGAAATCGGGCCGCGGGCGACGGGCCCTGACAGACTCAGGGAGATTAAAGTCTGTTGCGATCATCATCTGCTGACCGCCCTGTTCGTTCACAACAGGGAAACCCTCCTCATCTTGCCGCGGAATTTGAGCAGGATACCCGTAATCCTCTATCAACTGCTCCATAAACGTGTCGCCTTGCGGGTAATACGTCTCCGCTACAGGGCTGTCCATGCGTCCAGACTTGCGAATAAGTTCTAATTCTTCCGAACTCGGCTTGTTAAACAACGCGGACAAAATACCAGCCTCTTCCGGCATGGGAACGGCTCCGCCGTCGTCAAAACCTACCGGCTCATCAATTAACGTACCATCCGAAGTAAGCTCCAAGCGTCGCGGTACGTAAACACCGTCCTTGCCTTCCATGCTGTTCCCGAGGAACAAGCTGCCTTTGTTCGCCATCCTAAGTAAGGCTTCCTTCATATCCATATTAAACATGGGCCCGGCATGACCCGCGTAAGGATCAGCCCGTTCTTGGCGTTCCCCGAGACCATCTATTGCACGAGTATAATAAGATCTTTCGTCAGAATCGAGAGTAACCCGATACCCCTCTTCATCTATAAAAGGCACAGCCTCGTCACCCACAAAGCGGTAGGCTTCACCCGTCTCAGAGTAAGAGGGCCGTGTGCGGCGGAGCGTATCTAAACCTCCGGGGGCCCCAAACAGCATTTCGTCCATGGACATGTCGCTAAAGTCTTGATAACTGCCCTGACCAAGGTTTACTACAGAATCCGCCATTAATAATACGCCCTAACCTGTGTGTATTTGTCTTCCTCGTCCCAGTCGTCACTAGGCAGTTGGACAAAGTTGCCTTGCCGGTAGCGCATCAAAGCCTGTGTCATACTATCCACCAAGTCATCATGCTCCCCGTTTGGAAAAGCCGCCACCTCTTCAATCATCTCATCAGCGAAGACGGTGTCGGGGGCCCAAACCATACCCGCCTCAAATAAAGGAGATACAGAGTGAACTCGCGTTATCTTATCATTTCCTTTGCTCGGCGTAAAGTTAACAACTGGTATCCCCATGTTTCTTAATTCTTGTGTCAAAGGAAGACCAGAAGCTTTGGCTTCCACAATTACTGTGTCGGGCTCCCAATATTTATATTGCTCCAGCGCCATGTTTTTTAATTCAGGAAAGTCCCACCGGTCTTTCTGACTGTCCAAAAGTATGAGCCCCGGCGGGCCCCCTACCTCCTCTGGACGAAAAACACCCCACGTTGTGATTGCGCTAAAGTCGGCAGTCTCGCGTTTCGAGAATGCCGTATCGTAACTCTGTATCACATATTCAAGATTTGGAATCCGGTCCTGCTCCCACCTCTTCCACCACTGACGCGGGATGATCGCGTTCTCTTCCCCCGTCGGGTTTTGCTGATACTGCGCGTTCCACTTGCTCGGGGGGATAGATGCGCGGACCGCGGTGAGATCATCAAGAGACCAGAACTCTGGCCAACAGGGGGTCCCGTCATCAAAAATGGCGGGCAGTTCCACAACCTCCCATTGGTCGGCAAGAGGGTCTTTAGCCATTGCTCGGAGAAGTTGCCCTGTCATATCCTTCTCGGACCACCGGGTCTGAACCAGAACTATTGATCCTCCCGGCTGGAGTCTTTGTCGGGGGCCCCCTGTGTACCAATCCCATGCATCCTCAAATCCGCTATTAGACATCGCAGTTTGCTCAGAGTGCGGATCGTCAATAATAACAAGATCGCCGCCACGGCCAGCAAGATTGCTCCCAACCCCCACGGCATAGTACATACCACCAGAAGCAGTATCCCAGCGACCAGAGGCTTTACTGTCCGCCGCAAGTTTAACAGTTGGAAATACTTCTTTGTACTCATCGCTATCAATTAAATTTTTTGTCTTCCTGCCAAAGTTTACAGCAAGCTCGGTTGTGTGTGTAGCCTGAATGATCTTCATCTTTGGGTTTTTACCCATCATCCATGCCGGAAACAAAAACGAAGCAAACTCCGATTTAGTGTGTCTCGGGGCCATGTTGATAATAAGTCGCTTTAGTTCACCTTTTGCGACCCTTTCTAACTTTTCGGCAATAATTTTATGGTGCCTGCCCGCAATGAACTCCGGCCACATAGATTTTACAAATACCAAAAAGTCGTTCTGAGAAGCTTCATTTTTCTCGATCTGGGCGAGTCGCAGGCGAAGCTTTGCTTCCTGTTCTGATACATCCATAGGGGGCCCCTGAAGACTGCTAATAATACGACAAATATGCACATTTTTTCGACAGTTAACAAGATCAATGTTTCACGTGAAACATTCATATCGTTTTTTACATGATTATTTGTGAAAAACATGGCCCTTGCCCCCGTCTGGCTGCGCTGCGCCCGTGTGCCGCGGATCGCGGTTTTCTGCCATTTTTCCGTGTTTTTTTGACCCGATACCGGAATCCTAGTTTTTAAGCCCGCGCCCCGCGTTGCCCGCCCCGTTGCCCGCCGCCCGGCATCCGGCAACCGTGAACCGACGCCCGCCGCCCGGCATTTAATGACCGCCGCCCGGGAAACACGAACCGCGGTTTTTTTTAAAATTTCCGGAAAACATTTTTCCCAGATACTGGTATTTTTTCCGCCGTACGTTTTAGACAAGCCCCGCCACGCCGCCCGCGGCTTGATTAACTCTAATAAACGCAATATAAAGCCCGACAAGCGGGCATAGAAAAACCCCGCTAGGTATACAGCCTAGCGGGGCGTTGTGGGCGTTGTGGGGGCTTTAAATCGCTTTAAAACGTAAACCCTATATAAACGGGCGTTTTTTCCGATAAGAATATTTCGGCGTTCATATCGTCGTATTTGGAAAGCGAATAATAAGCGGGCTTGCCCCGCTTGGCACGTTCCCGAAAATTAACAACATAGACAATTTTAGAATTGACCGCCCGCTTTATTAAATCGCCCGCGCCCATATTGCCAAGCGCAATTTCCCGAACAACGTCGCCGTCGTTAGTTTGAAAAAATCTGGTTCTTTTAAGCATGATTTTAATTCCCATATAAAGTTAATGAAGCCCATTTATCGCATATATTCGCATAAAAGAAAAGCCCCGCATTTAAACGGGGCTTATTCGGGGCAAGCGGGGCGGGTTTATTCTTTGCCGATATCGCCCGCGACGTGATGCCGCAAAACAGAACGCGGGGGCAATGTTTTAACGAAAGCCCGCAACCGTTCCGCGTCGGTTTTCCCGTCGTCGGCGGCGTCGCTAGTATCGCGCCAGTGAATAGCAACACGCCCGCCGTCGGCATAGCACCCGCCCGCGTCGTCGGGGTTGCCCGCTTTCTTTTTGCCCGCCCCGTGCGCGGTAAACATAACGAAAAAAT